CGCAATCGGCGGCTGGAAGAGGTAGAAACTTGTTCCCGTGTTACCTGTCATGCCGATCGTTCCGGTAGGCCCAATGGGGCCGCTCAGGCCTGTCGGGCCAAGCGCGCCCAATGGGCCGGTAGGCCCTGTATTCCCTGTGAAGGCGCCGCTTTGGCCGGATGGACCTGTATTCTTCGAGCCCGTGCCCTGCATGCCGGTCGCGCCGGTCGTCACTAAAGAAGCGATGCCAAGGGGGCCCGTGGGCCCTTGTGGTCCGCTAACTCCAACAAAACCTGCTGGACCTTGGAAGCCGTTTACGCCGGTAGCACCGGTAAACCCTGTCCAGCCGATCACCCCCTGCGGTCCGCCAGCGGGGCCAGTAGCGCCCGTGAGAGTGCCTGTGGGGCCCGTCGGTCCAGTAAGATGCCCCAGCCCCTGTGGGCCAGTTGCACCGGTGAAGCCGCCCGTCACGCCCTGATTGATCTGGTCGACGACCAACTTCAATATGTTGCTGACGTTGTTCCCATCAACATTCAGGATCTGGGGGAGCGGGCCATCAGGGTTAATTTCTCGCGCCATTATGACACCACGAATTGAACGTAGGAGCTGGTACCCTGACTACCGCCAGTGACACCCGTCGCATTCGAATTGAACCAAGCAAATCCATGGGCCTGAGTTGTTCCTGGTGCGATCCACATATTCGGTGGAGTGCCTGCTCCACCTGTAGCAGCAGGGAACGCTGAAGTAGAGGGATAGTTCGGCAGCTCGATACCCGTCGGCCCAGTCGGTCCGGTGGGACCAACAAATCCATATGGGCCAGGAGTGCCAGTGGGGCCCGTCTGGCTACCGCCAGTGGGGCCTGTATTGCCTGTGACAGTCACGCCAGCTCGTCCGGTCGGACCAGTCATGGAGCCGGTGGGCCCGGTGTTACCGGTGCCGCCGACGTTCACGCCAGCAGGACCAAGCGTGCCTGCGATGCCCGCGCCACCGGTCAAACCCGTGGTACCGGTAACGCCCGTCGGGCCAGTCGGCCCTTGGTAGCCGGGTTGTCCCTGGATGCCGGTGCCAAGGCCAACGGGGCCAGTTGCTCCGGTGACGCCGCCAGGACCTGCAAAACCAGTCGGACCTGTCGTTGGGCCAGTATTGCCCGTGGGTCCAGCAAAAATTCCTGTGGGGCCAGCGTTAAGAGCCGCCACGACCTGCGCAAGGATAAGGCCTCGCGAATTGCGGTCATATTGATTTGATGCGGTAATGCCGACCATGGACTAGTCCTGTCAAATGACTAGCCGACATTATCGGAGAGGTGTTTCTTAATTCTTAAGAACGCCAGAAGGGCTTGGGCAGACTGGCAACGATATCAGGTGGCAGAATGCGTGTGGGAGGATGGTGGCTCACTGTTGACCGAAGATCGTGCAATCCCTCCATTCGCAGACCGCGATCGAACTTTTCAGCGCCGGGGATCTGCCTAATATTGCCGAAATCATACTTGAACGGGTCCAACTGCAGCTTCGTGTGCAGCCACGCCATTACGTCGGCCGGCTTGGAAGCAAGATCTGCATATTCAATAACGAGCAACCGCTCCCGCTCTGGACCAGCCAGAGCATCGCGGAGCGCCTGCAGGGCGTACCCGACAACGCCGTCGGCAGCCATGATGATCGGCACGCGCTGGAAAACTGTCGTATTCTGGTTGTTGCAAATGACCGCGCCGGCAATCGGGTTTTTCCGGATCAAGTGTTCGAAGCTGTTCACCACGTCCACGGGGTCGCGCACGCAACAGATGATACGACATTTGGGGAATAGGTTCGCGAGAACTGACGCATCCGCACACCAACGTCGATTGGTGTCAAAGATCACGTCCCGCGGATCAGTAGCGTCGACCTCATAGTAGTTGTCGAACACTCCGCGCAGAACGGACGTCTGTTGGTCACCTGTCCACATGCCGTGCGTCTCCTGCTGCGGACTCATACTGGCGCGCATGGCGGAGAGCATCGGGCCCATCGGGCTGATGATGTCCGCGTGGAATGCTGGGTTCTGGCGAAGGATGGCCGCGAGCAGCGTGGAGCCGCTACGCGGCAACCCTGATATAAAATGCACAATACTCACAGGTTTTCCGACATTTTTGTATCATTAGCCGGGGCCGGGACTGATCTGGTGCCGAGCATTGGGGCCTGGCGTGCTCCCTACCACAGTCGCGCTTTGTGGCGCAATACCTCCGCCTACCGCCCCACCTTTTGGCGGTTGGTTACCCGGTGCCCCCGGAGGCCCGGGCATGTGCGAAGCCGCCGCTGCTTGTTGGGGAGGTAGTCCTTGTGTAGCGGGTCCTCCCGGTACAACTGGTTCGGTGCCGCCGCCACCTATTTCCGACATTCCTGATTTCGCCGCAAGGATGCCAGCAGTGAGCTCAGACGTGATCTTCTGCACACCGGCCATAACGCCCTGCTGCACACCTTTCTGGACCATCGCTTCGATCGCACCGGTGCCGGCCTGCTGTTGGGCCTCCTGCGCTTGCTGTTTCTTCTCTAGGTCTTGTTCCGACGGAACAATGCTCTCACCTGTGAGGCCAATATCCTGAGATACGGCACGCAGCACATTACCGCGACCAGAGATACCCATGATACCCAGGTCAGTTGGGTTCTGAGTTTCACGAAGAAACTCGATCTGCCTCTGCCGTTGCGTCTCGCGCTGGACGGCGACCTGCACTCCCTGGACACTGATTTTCTCCTCGCCGGTAAGCAGGCCGGTCGTATCGGTCAACATGATCATGTCGGTGAGGTTGAGCAGTAGCGGCTCCATCACGTCACGATCGATGTTGGCACTCACAGTCTGAAGTATCTTCGATGCGTTCCCCATCAGCATCGCGAGGCCGGACGCCGTCCGCCCAGCACCGCCACCGCCCGTATCGCCGCCAATATATTTGGGAATGGCTGAAATGTCGTCGGCAAATCCTTGGAACGCCTGAAACACCTGGATCAATTGCTGGGAGTTCGACGTCGGCATGAAGAAGGTGATCGGCTCTTGGTTGTTGTTGGATACTGGGTCGTTCCGTACATGCCATCGCTTCCATGGGTACATGTCCTCTCCGGTTTCGTCCGGGGATAGTCGGTCGTCATTGACCACAACCTGGGGTCCAGAAGCAATGGAAAGATTGTTAACCAGAGAGCGTAAGGTAGCATTTGCGACCTCCTGTATGTCAGCGATGAGCTCTGTCAAGCTGTGGCCGAGCACGGAGCCGGGGGCCTTCTCGAAACTGGTGATGTAGTAGTTGTGGCGCTGGCGCGGGCTCGGTGACATCTGCGCCTTGATAACGTGGGAGCCAATACTCCACACCTGCACGAAATAATCGCGGAGTTCGTCGGGCACCGCCAGCCCGTAGTCCTGCAAAAGCCGCCCCTGAACGTGGCCGGTGAAGGCCATCACGGAGAGCATGTTGCTCCGGTTCCATATGGGATTTTCCCGACGCTCCAGAACAGCCCGCTCGGCGTCAGGCGTATCCCAGTTATCGTAAAGCCCTCCCCGGCCATACTCGTCCAGCACGGCCCGTACTTCTTCTTGATTGTATCCAGGGAGATCCAGTGCGTCGTTGAGCTCGGCGCGGGTGATCCTCTGTTTTTCAATGATGTCGGCATTGGCTATGTCCGCTACGCCAGGGGTCCAGTAGATATCGAACGGGTTGACCCAGCGCCACGTCAGCTTGGGCGTCTGGACAGTTTTAGGCTGACCGCCGCCAGCTGGCCAAGTTACAGTCGGGATAACTTTTACTTCGGGACCGCAGATGCAGGAAAACGAAAAAATCGGTAATGTGGCCACGAACGAAGCCAGCGCCGTATAAAAGCCGCCCTCGCGCAGGATGTCTTCCACCTTATCGCTGCTGTCGCGTGCCTGCTGGACCGCTTTCTTCTTGGCGGCATCATCCGCGGACTCGAGCAGCGCTGTCTTGCGATTCTGGACGTCGCTCTGCTGCGGCGGCTTACCGCTCGTCTGCTGGATTTGCTGGCTCTCCTGCTGCATCAGCTGGTCGATGGCCTGCAAAATGTCCGGCGGAACGGTGGGCTGAGCCGGCGGCCGGATCGCCCATGGGATATCCTGGCCCAGGTAGATGTCCCGGAGAAGGGAAGCGGCCGCGCGGCACTTCTGCGCGGTAATGCGCGCGTAGACCTCGGAGCCCCCGAACTTTCTGATCTCGTTCAGCTTGTTGGCGTCATACTGGCCATTGAACGTTCGCAGGCAGACAAGGAGATCTTCGGTCCACCCGGCTGACGTGTTCCGGTGGTTCCGCATGATCTCATATTGAGATTTTATGTACCCAACCAATTGCTGGGGATCTTGCGCCGGCGGCGGCACCGCGCTGTTGGCAGCGGTAGCGTCCTGCGCCTGCAATGTTGCTTCGGGCGTTACAGACAACGTCCCAGACTGCCCTAAATCGTCAGCCATTGCGGTGTCTTTCTACACGCTTTTACCGGATCTTTATAAGGCATACGAAATTCCTGCGCAGTGCTGGCGCAGATTATCGGGTGTCCGTTAACGAAGGGCTAAGCCTTTTGCCTTGCAGATGAGGCAATCCTATGATATTCCAACGAAATGACCATTCCGCTAGTCGAAACAGGGTTCGAAGACGCCGAGGTTTACGAAAGGGCTGATTTGCCCAGTGCGCCTTTGCATCCGAACCTGACGGCAAACCAGATCGCCGCGCTTGCCCGCGAGAAGGCGATGGACATCCGCACCGAAGCGATCGTTCTCCGCTCCGCTGGCATCACCAAGGGCCAGTTCGAGACGTTCGTCGCCGTTAACCCTCTCTACAAACGGGCGTACGAAACGTTTGTCATGGAGTGGGAAAGTGCGCTATCAACCAACAAGAGGATTGCCATCGAAGCGGCCGCTGCGCTAGAAGACAGTCTGCCCTACCTCGCTCTACGGATGATCGATGAAAAAGAGCCCCTCGGCCAAGTCGTCGAAGCAGCGAAACACTTTGCCAAACTCGCCGGTGCCGGCGAAACCAAAGAAGGGCCGACCACCGGAGAACGATTCAGCATTTCAATTATCCTCGGGGCAACGGAAACGATTGCAAAGGACGTTACTCCTGCGCTGGATAGCAGAGAGCTACAAGCACTTCCACCCATAACAATCAAAACAGAATAAGCACTCAATGTTGCCACCTAGGGTTTGTCTCTTCGATATCGAAACGGCACCGTCTCTTGGGTATTTCTGGGGCAAGCTGTGGGAGACAAACATCATCGGGGTGGAGTCGCCCTGGTATATGCTGTGCTTCAGCTACAAATGGTTGGGGAAGAGCAAAATTTACACGCACTCCTTGCGAGAGTACCCCGGATACAACCGAGATAGAGAAAACGATAAACGCCTCATAAAAGACCTGTGGAAAATATTTGACGAAGCAGACGTTCTGATTGGGCATAACGGCGACAGGTTTGATATCCGCAAGACATACGCCAGGTTCATCAAACACGACATGAAGCCGCCGGCACCATGCAAGACGATCGACACCCTCAAGGCCGCACGCCGCTACTTTCAGTTTGAGTCCAACAGACTGAATGATCTCGGCCAATATCTTGGCGTCGGGAAAAAATTGGCCAACACCGGCTTTGATCTGTGGAAGCGCACCATGGAAGGCGAAGACAAGGCCTGGGAAATGATGGAGCGCTACAACCGTCGCGACATCGTCCTGCTGGAAAAGGTCTATCTGAAACTGCGGCCATACATGGCTAACCACCCCAACCTCGAGCTCTATGCTGAAAAAGCGGGTTGCCCTGCGTGTCAATCTAACAACGTTATACGGCAGGGGTCCAGGATTGCTATGAACCGTAGGTACCAACGTTTCCAGTGCTGTGATTGCGGGTTCTGGTTCCGGGGTGCTCATATACCGCGGCACGAGGCAGCTACATGGCAGACATAAAATATGATATAGCCCTAACCGCGCCAACTGTCGCGCGGTTTATGAAGTCAAAATCGTTTGGCCGCATTATAGCGGGCCCTGTTGGTTCGGGAAAAACAACAGGGTGCATACTCGACCTGTTTGCTAAAGCGATCGGCCAAGCCAAAGCGCCAGACGGCTTACGCTATACACGTTTTGCTGTTGTTCGAGAAACGCTCCGCCAACTGAAGGATACAGTTGTTAAAGACGCAGAAACCATCTTAGCAACCCCAGGACTAGGAAAATGGAAAGTAAGCGAAAGCGTGTTCCACCTGAACTTCGACGACGTCCGAAGCGAATGGTTCTTCATTCCCCTGGAGGACGCGACGGACCAAGCGAGACTTTTGTCGATGCAATTGACGGGAGCATGGTTGTCGGAGTGTATCGAGATGAACCTGGATGTTGTTACGCCTGTCACTGGTCGTCTGGGTCGTTATCCGGCGGGGGCGCGTGGTACTCCGACCTGGAGTGGCATAATAGCGGACACCAACATGCCCACGGAAATGACACCCTGGGCGACATTTATGATGAATTTGCCACCCGATTGGCAGTTGTTTCATCAGCCCTCCGGGCTCTCTCCAGGAGCAGAAAATCTGTCATTCCTCGGCCCGCAGACAGAGGAAACACTAAAGTTTCCGGTGGGCCATCCAGTGCGCGAAGCGCAAGGAAGGAAATACTATGACCGGTTTGTCGACACCTGGGGTATCGACCACGACTGGGTCAAGCGCTATGTCAAATCCGAACTTGGGGACGACCCATCAGGAGCGGCGGTTTTCAAGGAAAGTTTTCGGCCTAACTTTCACATTGTCGAAGACACACTACCAATCCCTGGATACCCACTGCTTGTGGGGCAGGACTTCGGCCGAAATCCTTGGAGCTTAATAACACAAATGGACCACATGGGGCGTCTTCTGGTCCACAAGGAAGTCGGTGCCACTAACATAGGACTGGATAAACATGTCAAGGAAAGACTCGTCCCCACGCTCGTCAACCAATTCACCGGCTACCGCGTCGTCCTTATCGGCGATCCATCGGGCATATCTAAAAGCAGCGTCTCTGAGGAAAGTATGTTTGATGCTCTTAAAAGACTCGGCCTCGCAGCTTTCCCAGCTCCAACAAATGACATTGAAAAACGGATTATGGCCGTCGAAGCCCTATTGGCCAGACAGACTAACGGAGGCCCGTCTCTCATTATATCACGCACGGGTTGCCCTCTCCTCTGCAGAGCAATGGCAGGCGGCTACCGGTTCAAGAAAACGCGGGATGGTGCCCTCAAGCCGAAGCCGAACAAAGACGACATCGAAGGCTTCTCGCACGTAGTCGACGACCTGCAATACGTCTCGCTGATCGTGCACGGGGGGCTGACGGACTACGTGGCGCAGCATATCTGGGGACGTAAGGTGCGGAAGAAGCAGGCACCTACGTCCGCGGCGTGGACCTAGAGCGGGAACAACCAACCAGTATACGCTGTCAATGCCAGCGCAATCACAACTACAACAACGGTGACGGCAATCAGGCCGTCAGCATTTTTGGCAGATCGGCGCGGTGTCATGGGGGACCGACTCATCGTATTCGTTAGAAGAGTCTTTGTTGGCTTCAAAGAAGCGCAAAGCGCGCTTAGCTATTTCTAGCGCGTGTTCCCGCGAATCGCTTTCAAAGCAAAAATACGGAGCAACCCCCGTAGCGGCAAGCCACCGGCCGGAGCTGACTTCCTTATTATAGATAAACACGTCTTTCATCGCGGCCTCCCCCTCGATTTCCGAGGTTATTGTACCCCTAGTCGAAAGCTATGGATACCGCCGCCACCTCCACCGGCGACAACGGTAACAAAGACGATGATGCAGAGGAGAACAAACAGGAACCAGACACCTTGCTCGAGCTTGGGCGGAATGCCCCAGATGAAAGTCTTGATGCCGTAGAGGATGAACCATACAACACCCGCTAGGATGATGCACCAGAACAGGGCCCACAGAAGCCCGAGGACGATACCTGCGATCATTTCAGTTCTCCTTAAGGATGTATGCCATGTAGAACAAACCCCAGCACCGTTGTCAAGGCGGCACCAGCAAACAGGCCCATAACAATCCACGCCACCAACTCAGATCGGCCCTTTGCGTTACCCTCTCTGTTGTAGCCGGCACTTTCCAGAATGTTAATCCGGCCCTCAACGCCTCTAAACTGCAAATCGACCGTGCTCTGTCGGGCAAATTCGGAACGCCAATCTGCGGCCATGCCCCGGAGCTCGTTGAGCGCTTCAAAGCGTTTATCCGCGGCGGCCTCGGCCTTGGCAACCGCCTTCTCGGCAGCGTCCATGGCGGTCTTGACGCCATCTTTCTGGGCATTGATGAGGAGGCCGACCTTCTCGTCGAGCGCACGGATGAGCGCCAGCAGTAGCGGCTGATTGACAAACGGCAAACCTTTTACCGTGTCAACCATGGTCGACATGGTCTCGTGTAGTTCGTCAGCTTCTCTGTCGCCGGATGCCATGCTGAATATCGATCCCCCCACCCACCCACCTCGCTGCTCGTCACTGTTTTCGGAACGGCGCTCGGAGCAGCATAGATGTTGTTAGGTTAATTTTTACTGAATTGGGTCGCCCTCGTAGGCGCACTGGGCGACCTTCACCATGTCCGCGTGCAAGAGAATACGGGTCTCGTTGGCCGCTTCCAGGTTCTTTGCGATCGCCAGGCTGACGCCGCTTATGATTTCCTCGGGTGTGTACTTGCCCGAGAGCAGGCTATGGTGGACGCGCGTCAGCGCCTCGGCCTGCCGCAGGAACTCGATCATGGCCAGCGCGCGCGCCGACGTCTGCACGACAGCGCTCCGCTGCAGCCGCCGGTCGTGGACGTCGATCATGGACAGGAAGCCGGCGACCCGGGAATAATTGCTGTTTTCCATCGTGCAGGGGACAGACAGCTGCTCGACGATTTCTTTCTCGTTGAGCTGTGGGGAGATGGGTGCCAGATGCCGCGGCTTGTCAGGCGGGGCCATCAATTTTCACCGCCAACAAAAGAGCTTCAATTGTGTCCCGACTTTTCTCGTCCAAATAATAACCGTGCCCCCACAGAGTGTCAATCTTTGCATTGACTAATTTGAGTTTTTTTCGCAGCTTACAGATCACCACATCTACCATCTTAACATCAGTACTTTCAACCGAATCCGGGCGCCTGCGTCGCAGAGCTCGCTGAGTTTCGATGACAAAATGCAACGTCTCCTTGTCGGCTTCCTCGCGCTTCAGGAGCACCAGCATGAAGCCCGCCTCGAGCCGCGTCAAGCCAAGCGCGCGCTGGCACGAGAACAGCTGGATTTTCTCCGGTTCTTTCTGGAGGAACGCCGGCATGTGGTCGGAGCGGTGCGCGGTCGGCGGCCAATCGGCTGTGGGCATCTCGGTGATGCTGCCAATTTCCAGGTGGTAGACGAGAGTGTCACGGACATCGGATGACGGGTGGCCGATGGCGCGGGCGATGGCGGCAATCGGTACGCCTTCCACCGCTAGACGCATGGCGATGAGAGACATATCGCGTGGCAGGTTAGAGAGTTCCATATGGGCCTTTTGCCCGCACACGCGGCTATTAGCCACAGGGGCCTCGGGCAAGTCAAGAGTGGCCAGACGCAACCAACGTACCCCAGGCGGAATTACCTCACGCCTACGCGGCCGCGCCTGGCCGCCACCACTATGATATAAGGGGGATACGACTTGGTTAAACCAGCTCGTCGTTCTCATCGACGACGTAGATCACCAGCATTTCGGTGGGCTCCAGGCCGGCCAGGATCTGCTTGAACACCTCTACGGCGTCGCAGTCCTCTTCCACCGGCGTCCGCTCGATGTACTCCGGTCCTTGCAGCCTCTTCGGGAACTGCACAACGTTGTCCGGTGCCGGCTTTACCAGCGGCGGATCGTAGTCCCCTTTACGTCTGCCGAACCACGTCAATGCAACCTCCAGAGTGGTTGGGGCTCGGCGGAATGTGCGAGCCGCGCCGAGCCCCGTTCATCAACCCAATTGTTTCGAACTAACTGGGTCGAGGATTAGATTTTCTCTGTGCCGGCGGCGATCGCCTCGCACATTTGCACGATGACAAATGTTGGATCAACTTTTTCCTTTACGAACGCGGTCAACGCCGTGAGTGACTCGGCGAAACCAGGGTCTTGCGCGCGAAACTCTTCACATTCGTCCTTGGAAGAGAACTTGATCAGTGCGCCATCCTTTCCCGCGGAGAACGACTTTATCTGAACAGTCTCGTCAGCGTTATAGACGTACACCTTGGCCACCCACTGCGTTGGGCCTTCGGCCACCATGGGATCGGCCATCGCGTAAGTCGATAGCGCGAGCGCTCCGACTAACATCCACCCAATATGCTTCAACATCACCCCGTACTCCATAGGCCATGTTTTCGAAGGGGGGTAGCGGATATCATTTCTGTCTCTAAGTCAAGAGCTGCGACAATCTTGCCCGCAGTGTAAGTCTCCCAACTCCTTACGACCCAGTCCGGATCCTTGGGCACCTGGAACATCGCCTGGGTGTCAGCGAAGCGGCAAACGTGGACAGTGTCCATGAAGATGGTGTAGTCGGCAGCGAAGACCGCGCGCATGGCCTCCGTGGGGCAGATGAAGCTGGCGATGGCAACGTGGCCAGCCTGTTTCACCTTATCGCACAGGATTTGCATACGGGCAGCCTGCAGCAAGCGCTCGCTTTCGCTGAACCCGAGATAACTAAACAGCCCTCTAATCTCGTCGCCGTCATAGTGCACGGCGTTGATCAGCGGGGCCAGCACCTTCGCCAGCGTGGTCTTGCCACTACCGGGCAAGCCACAAATTAATATCTTTCTGGGGGTCATGCTTGGTGCTCATTTGTACAGCCGCGCGCGCACGGCGCAGTCCTTAGCTTCCAGCAACTTGCGGAGCGCCACGGTGCGCTCGGGATTACGCGGCACCGAGTCCACGAGATCGCCGGCAAGAACCCAGAAGGGTCTGCTGACGTCCTGAAGATGGGCCGGTAGGTGGCTCCATTCGAAGAACTGGAGCATCGGTTCGGTTGTGTCGGGCATGGGGATGCTCCGTTGTTAGGCCGACCCTGTATAGCCTGGAATGATGATCGAGCGCAAGCCATTTTTCGGGTGTGTGGCCATCAGGCCGGTGGCACCGGCGATCACGGACGGTATGGTCCCGGGGGTCCCCACCGTCGCGGCACCCGTGGCACCTGTCATCTGCGTTTTAACTTGATGGGTCCCCGGAATGTCACCGGCAACCGACTGCGCAGCAAGCCACCTTCCCGCCGCTGCTCCAAGAGGCGCGGGAACTGCATTTCCAAGTTGGCGCATACTCTCCGTCCATGAGCGTGGAAACTCGTAGTTGTCCGGTAAACCAACCAGGCGTGCGGCCTCCCGAGTGGTGAAATACCGTGCCGATCCATCGTCGCGAACCATCATGTTTTCGCCGCCAGGGACACCATGATCACCTGCCTTAAGGGCCTTCGCCGGGAGATCGACGGGGCTTCCCGTGTGGCCGGGGTAAACACGCGCACCTATCTGCCGTACATGGTTGCGCCTGCCGTTCGGTTCCCCAAGGCCGCTAAGAGCGTCGCGAATCGTAACCCAGGGTTCACCCGCCGGCTCGATATCGGCGCGCACCAACTGTTCGAGGCGGGCTTGGTCCTGTCGAAGAAAAGGCGCGCGCCGCCGCTTCAGGCCGTGTCGCGCCCAGTACTCGCCCGTGACAAATTGCTCCCAAAGAAGCCGGTCCCGAGAATGCGTCGGCGTCATCGGCATTGGAACAACTTTCAGATCGGTTCTGATTCCGAAAATCAGGACCCGGTGCCTGATCTGAGCCGCGCCAAAATCGGCGGCATTCAATAGCTGCCAAACAATCTCATAGTCCTTACGGCTCTTCGATCCTAGCAATCGCGCTCGATGCTCGTCATGTGACTCGTTTGGTTTGCGAATTGTCCCAGGCCGCTCAAGATGCGCGACAATCCATTCAAGGTAAGGGCGGAAGCGAGGTCCCGCGAGATTCCTCACGTTCTCGAAAAGGATTAGCCGCGGCTTCGCCTCGCGCACTGCTCGAATGGCTTCTGACCACATATCTCGATGATCGTCTTGGCCGCGTTTTTTCCCGCCAATTCCAAAGGGTTGGCAGGGCGGGCCGCCGGAAACGAGATCGAGGGAGTTCAGCTTCTTCCAATTGATGTCACGGATATCCTGAAGACTCATCGGCCAATCACGGACGTGCTCGACACCGTTTGCCTTGTTGTGCAAGACGGTCGCGACTGCGTCCTGATCGAACTCCACCATATGCTGGGGGCGAAAGCCCGCATGGGACATTCCGAAGGCCAGCCCCCCACAGCCGGCGAAGAGTTCAGCGCTTAGCATCTTCGCCTCCATTTAAGTCTAGCGGTAACAAAGGCCCGCCAGCGACTTCTTCTCCTAGCTTCCATTTTTTCATTAGATCACAGGTACTAGTCGAAAGCAAGCGGGGTGCCACGTTGGCACGCTTCCACCAGCGCTTCGTAGATCGCCTGCTCGAGCTCGGCAAGGAGACGATCGTGATCGGATACATCGGCGGCGGTCACGAGCCGGTGGCGGAACGGGTGGAGGAGCTCCCGTGCCCAGGTTTCACAGAGGGGGAACTCGCGCTCGTTCACGGGTGACGCCGGGGGGTGAGCAGGCCGCTCAGAGCGATCGGCAGCAAGACGTAGAGGGCGTAGCCAAGAGCGATTACAACGATGGACTCGATCATAAGGGTGGTCCTTTATGGGTGGTCTGAGCAGGTTGGTCTTTGTCCCACGATCGGGGGAGCGTGTCAATCGTTCTGAGGTGACACCGTGGTACCGTTTCAAAAAGTCCGCCAATATCCTTAACATTCCTTAAGATGTCGTTTTCTACTACCCCGTGTGCGCGGGGGCCCCTTTTTATAAAAAATTGTGCCACCCGGCCTGTCCAGGCATACCCCGGGTTAACCTTAACACGGTGCAACCTCACCCCCTGCGACACCTTGTCACGTTGACACGTTCGCACGCCATAACGTCAAAACGATTGTCAAATCAATATGTTAGTCATAGTTAATGCCAATGCGCATACGTGACAAGGTGGCAACGTGGCAAGGTGTCGCACCATGCGGCGTGCTCGCGGCCAAGGTTGTAATAGTTGGTTGTACCAATGATAACCCGTTGAAATTGCTAACGTTGCACCGTGGCAACGCCTACCATAGGTAGGCTTTGATATTAGGATTACCTGCGACATTATGTAGCATAATCCGCTATATAGCAATAAATATGGATTATGGGGTTTTAAAAGGGAAAACGTGCCAAAAGGGGGTCAAATCGGCATAATCCGACCGGATTCTAATATACAACAGACTTTCACGGGGGCTCACGTGGTAACGGGAAGCACGGCATGAAGCCACGGGGACGTTCCACTTTCTTTCGTATATAGTATATTATAGAAGTCTTATTTCTAGCTGACTTTTGAGGGCGACCCTTATAACACGTTACCACCATTCACGTTTTCCGCTCGTTTTGATTATCCCATCATCTTTGCTCCCACTGGATTATGACCCCTTGACAGCTATAATAAAATAATTATAAGATAATTTGAACCGTGAAAGGGTTACAAAATGGCAAGAAGCATCGATCAATGCCGAGAGAAGATCGCCGCACTAAAGAAGGAACAAGCTCGCTACACAAACGACAAGGCTTATGGTCCTTGGTTCAAAATAGGCGGACAAATAATCCAAGTCGAACGACGTCTGGACATCATGCTAAATCGTAAGAGGCAGGCCGAACGAGGCGCACTAGACAAGCCAATCGTATTGACCGGCGACCCCACTATTGACACTCTAAATCGGATTGAACGCGCCAGGCACGAGGCTAAGCTCACCCCTGCTGTTGCCGCGTCTATTGCGACCATCCTTGAGACTGTAGAGAGCGTACCGCTACCGGCCGCTGTATTGGCCAACGTTGCCGCAATGCCCTCTGAGCACGTTGCCACGGTTGTACCTGAGCCTACCGAGCCCGGCCTAGACGCAGCCATCAAAGCCCTGCTGCCGCCTAGCGAAGATGGAAACAAGTTGCCATGACACATTTAGAATGGATTGAATCTAGGCGCGGGCGCGCCGCGGCCAATACCGCCAAGGCAGAGCACAAGGCATACATGAATCGCTGGGGCGGGCAATTCCCGCCACAGGATAAGCGCCGCGTTCTAGCGCCACCCCCTGAGTACTGGGGACCAGATGCCCGATACGTTAACACGTTGTAAACCATCACCATCGATCGCTCTCGATTTAGCTTGAAACGTTTTGTGATTGGTGTATGTTCATTTCATCGAAACCGGCAACCCGAAAGGCAACGCCATGATCTACATGTCATTCGAAGAGGCTACACGACGCGCGGCCGGTAATCCCAAAGACTGGTTCGTAAAGCCTACGCGCGTCCACCCTGGTATGTACGTGGTCTGGTCTCGTGCTGGTGCCCACTACGTTGAATTCGATAAACCCCGCGCATGAGCGAGCATCAAATGGCAATGGAGTATCTGGCGCTCCAATACACGTTGACCGCCGCTTACGTTGCGCTGCTTCTCGCAATAATAGGCGACGGTCTTTGGTCTCTCTGGCGCCTTCGAACTTAACCAGCCGCGCCGGCACGGTAACGAGTTGTAAACCATCACCCCAAATCGCAAAAGATTTAGCTTGAAACGTTTTGCAATCGGGCGCACATTCAATCCATAGAAACCGCCAACCCGAAAGGCAACGCCAATGTTTACCCGCACTGCTCAATTGTTAGCCGCGAATGTCGCGCACCGTGACCATGCCCGCCGTACCATCGCCAGCATCGCTGCCGCCCTGCACGTTGCAGCGCCTCAATATCCGGAACCCCTCGCCGTCGATGAGTACTTCACACGCTACCTCTCCCGCGACCGATTTGAGGATTAGGCCGAAACGCGCCGCAAGGCGCGTCCGTCGGTATTGCCGGCGCTGATGATGGCCAGACTGCCAATAGGAGTAAATCACATGTCTGCAAATCTTGACGAGACCTTGGGCTTTGTCGCCCTTGCTTTCGTCGGTCCACGTTCAAAAATCTGGCACGGTACCGGCCAATCGGTTGATGCCAAGGTCGCCGAGCTCGGCCGCGCCTTGACCATCGATGAATGGTCAACGCTATCGGGCACGAGCTTCACTGTTGAGGCGCGGCCGCTATTCTACCGCGACACTACTGGTGCCTTGCGTGAATACCCTGACCGCTTCGCTAATTGTCGCACCGATACCGATGCGGCGCTTGGCCTAGTCTCAAATCGCTACAATCTCGTGCAACCGCTAGACGTTCAATCGACGTTTGCCGATCTGATTGGCGTTGACGAACGTTTCGCCATTACGACAATGGGCAGTCTTGACGGCGGACGGCGGATATTCGCTCAGGCGACTTTCGCCGGCGAGCAGAGTGTTGCGGGAGATCGGCACGTTGCCAAGCTTCTCATGTCCACAACGTTCGACACAACGTCCCCCACGCGCCTGCAAGGTTGCATGGAACGCGTTGTCTGTGAGAATACCATTCGCGTCGCCATGGGCGAAAATGCCCCGATCGTCAATGTGCGCCATTCGACCAAATATGACCGTGATTTGGCGCTCAAACAACTCGCCAAGATTGCGGCCGGTTTTGACCAGTTCAAGCAAATCGGCGATGCGTTGGCAGGCCATATCATGCCTAAGGAAGCGCTCTCCGCGTTCATTCGCGGTGTGCTCGACATTCCAATTGACGCTGAACAAAAAGACGTTTCCACCCGGAAACAAAATCAGCGGCAAGCAATCATTGACGCCATGCTGATCAGCTGCAATGAACGCGCCGTGACCGCGACTAGCGGCATCGATGCTTTCACTGCCCTGCAGGCGATCACGCGTTATGTCGACCACAACCGCGATGCCGGCAATACTGAAAACCGGCTTTTTGGTTCTGGAGCCGCACTAAAGGACAAGGCGCTTGGGTTGCTGATGCCAATGATCAAGGACCGTGTTGCAGCGTAATTGCAGCTGATGCCCCGTAGCACGTTGGCACGGGGCATTGTCGGCAATCACGCCGTACCAAGGAGCAAATAAGATGCCTACAAAATCGCGTGCTAAAATCGCGTGGGACGAGATTCCCTTCGCGCCAGTATTAGGCGACACTGTGCCGCCTGTTGAGCCGCCGGCCGCGCCATTGCCGACTAAGCGCCCCGTGGAATGCAGGGTCGTCGCTTGGAGGCATGACGGCGGCATGGACAATACCAAGCATGAGACAATCGAAGGCGCTACAGCGTACGCGCTAGGTCTTCACTGGGCTATCTATTGGAAAAGCGCCATCCAGTGCGGCCGGGATATGCTGGAACGCAGATTGATCGTTCAACCGCTGCCGCACCAAGAATACGTAGGTCGATCACCATTAGACGGCAATTGATTGCAGCTATTGTCGGCGCTCCGGCGCCGACAGTGTCGGCAATCCTGCCAGACTGAGGAGCAAATGAATGTCTTGGAAACCGGAAGTGCAAACGGGCAATGATCCCGTTTGGTATGGCAACGGGCTCCGCTTCGCTACACAACAAGAAGCTTTTGACAACGCATTTAATTTGAGCATGCGTTGGACGGCGGTTCACGACTATCGCGCAAGCGAAAGCGACGACCCTGTCAACTATGCTTGGGTTGATGGCAAGCTTTTGGGATTAGGCCAAGGCGCACTTGTACAGGTATAACGTGAACGTGATTTGCGAAGGCGCGCAAATGCGCCTAGTCTTTTTTCAAACAACGAAAGCGAGAGCACATGAATATCGGCGAAGCGAAGAAGCTAACAGGTAGAGAGCAAAACGCCATGACTCAAAGAAAGTACGGAACGAAGCCTAATCTGAAAGCGCAACAGCGCAACGTGGCCAAGCGCGACAACGGCCCAAGCCTTGATTGGCTCACAGACGGCGTGCCAGAGCATGAACTATACCAGCAGGAGAATGTGGATATATTCCCTGCGGCACCGCGCACGTTTGGCAAGCGTACGCACGACGAAAGCGCGGAACCCTATAGTCGTGAAGAGCTCATTCGGGACAAGGCACGTGAAGACGCGCGCACGATAGACGGAGAGGACATATGAT